CGACTTTGATAGCAATGCGGAACGCCGATATATAGAAGCATTGGATAAACAGGAAGGGGCGCGGGTGCTCGGGAGTAAGGCAAAGTACAATGCAGCGGTGTCAGGTGGGAGTGTAGTGGGCGCGTACTATGGCGACGCGCCGCCAAAGCTAGTCGGGGAAGTGTAGCGAATTATCGTTAGCCGTCGAGACGTACACGGCACGCCATAAGTTTATAAGCGGCGATGCGATCCTCGTCCATGAAGGTGTCGATATGTTTGCCGCTGAAGGTTTCGCCGCCGGCCTCCACCTTTGCCACTACGTCACGTTCCAAATCAAACAAGGCTGAATAAAGATTTGCAAGGCCATTAAATTCCTGAATCGGCATCCCGAAATAGATGGTTGCATCAACCGCCCGCCGGCCTATGGTGCTGGCTCCGCTCGATTTAGTCGGCACCACGCGGATTATTGGATAATCGCTGGCCGTCATGTTTGCCTCAATACCTAGCTTACAGGTAGCGATGCCAGGGATAGTAGCAAGATTTGCTACCAACTCTAAAAGTATGCTTTTTATGTCACCCACGTTCAACCTCCACAGACAAAAGAGCCGCCGGGTGGCCGTTAATGTCTGGCGTCTCGGCTTTTGCTAACGAAAGCGCGTTATCGTATTCCCTTCGATACGCGGCTAGTTTAACCGAGAAGGCGTCATCGCTACGCTGGACACTTTCCAGGCAGGTGATGATGTAGACCCGCAACGGGACAAGTCTAGCAAGGTGTTCTTGGCTGAATAAATTTATTTCCGCTAGGTCAGCGATAGCTCTAGTCTCGCGTGCTTCTGTGGCCAGTGGCGACAAGTACGGGTCTGAATAAGTGTAAGCGAGCGGCATTACGGTTCCCTATTTGGTTGATTGATAATTTTATCGAAGTTCAAAACGGCTTCGTTCATGGCATTCACCAAAAACGGGTCGCCGGCATAGCCAGGGTGGTTTACGAATTTAGCAAAAATAAATCCCCCGCCATTTGTCCACCGTAACGCCTTTTTATTTACAGGCATTATTTTATGCGGCCTGGTGCCCCAGTGAACGAAAACCGCATGAGGTGCCATGCTGGTGTTAAACCCGACAGTCCTTACAAACGGGTCCCCGGTATCACCTTCGTTAAATATAGAATCAATTAATGCGCCGGTTTTTGTGTGCGCATCAGCATTAGAGAGCGCCTTGTCATAAATAAATTGCGACATCTTAAGCAAGGCGGTGCTTGCTGTTTTTTGAGGCAATTCTTCCAGTGTTTTACCCACTGCCTCCAGGCCGTCAACAGATATATGTATTCTCATCAGGCTGATTCGCTTATATCCGGCACGTTGTCGGCGTTGTCGTTTCCTCGGTCATGTTCGGACTCGTTAACAGCATTAATAAGCTCCGATAAATCGTCCGGTTCAACGGTTGTGAACTCTAGGCCGATTATCGCGCGCTTCTTAGCCCTAATCACGGCATCAGGAAAGCCGGTGCTCTGCATGTTTTCAAGGACTGACATTTCCCTCTCGGGGTTGGCAATTGCGTACTCTCGCGGCCATCTGGTAGACGCATTTGCTTCGACGTTCAGCCAGCGCGCGGCTATGTCCCACATCTGACGCTCAAAATCTTCCATTCGCCTGGCGAACTTAGTGAGAGCGCCATTGAGTGATTGGAATCGGATGGTAAGCGCGGCCCCGCTTTCCTTGTAGTCGGGCGTTTCAAACGACATTGATACCTCTCTTATCCGAAGCACCAGCGCATCAATTACAGCCGCATAAGTCGATGCCGGGCCTTCGCTCGGAGCGATAAAACCAGGCGCATTGCCGTAGTGTAGAAGCATGTTATGCGTGCCGACAGCCTCGCTAACCTTAGCGGCATCAAATGTGCCAGCCATGTCGATAGGAACATGGTAATGCATCAGCGAGAACGTTTGCGATCTCAGTATCTCATCGAGTTCACTGCGCCGGTTAAATAACGCTTTAGAGAGGTCTGCAATTTCAGAAAAACCGCCTTCACCCATAAACTCCCCGGACTCAGAAAAGTATATGACTGGGCAGACGCCAAGGTTATGGACGCCAGAATCGACCACGGTAGTCGATTCTTTGCCTGCCGCGCTAACTATCCGCTCGATTTTCCAGTCGGTATTGGTCCAGATGCGTCTTACAATCTCTTGCTTCCCGTCTATTAGCATGTAGTCGTGTATTGAGATGGACGACAACCGGCCACGTTCATTAAGTTCATAGTCGAAAACTCGCTCGGGAGGTATTTGCACAAGATATGGCACCGCGCGATTACCGAGTTGCTCGGCTTGATTCCCGGGAATGTTCTCGGTTCTTGGCATGTCGATGAGTAGCAGCATAGTGCCACGTGCTTTCGCTTCAACGGCGAAGGACTGAAAAAACACCTCAAGGCTATTCCCGCGCCAATCACAATCGTCAAGGATGAGCCGAAGCAATGGCGAATTGACCTCACGCACTGGAGGCTGTTTTGTTAAGTAGCCGACAAATCTCTCGCACGCATTCATCATATCCCTGGTGAACCACGACACTTGGTTGCGACGTGCAAAACGTTCAGCGGATTCACGTGGGTACTGGATTAGATAAGTATTCTCGGCTTTAATCGGCTTCCCGGCGCTATCATATGTTATACTAGGGCGGAATCCGCCAGTCCCGTTGAGTGCATCGCGGATAAAAGTAAAGCGTGATGTGAAAAATGTCATTTGCAAATCCTTTAATTGTGACTAAACTGCAGCTAGTTTAACAAACGGCGCGACTATGTTATATCATACACACAATCTATTTTATCTAACGCGATAGGTGGGGAAATAATGGACTTGTTGAAAATCAAGGAAAAACTAGGGGACGACGAGATTTTTGCCGAGTTGCAATTATTTATTGACGGCTTGGAAGGCAAACTAAAGAATGTACGCAAAAAGGCCGACTCGGAAACCGAGCGAGCCGCGAAGTTGGCCGACGCACAAGCTAAATTGATGGAAAAATTAGGCGTTGAATCGCTTGACGAAGTTGTTGATTTGCCCGACGCCAAGGGCCAAGCAGAAGCCGTTAAGCAGTTTGAAGCCAAGGTGAAGCGTTTAGAAAAGGACCTAAACGATTCGCGTGCCGAACGCGATGCCCTAACTGGGAAGCTGCGCGACACGGTGTCAAAAACCTTACTAAGCAAGGTTTTATCGAAGTACGATTTTACAGATCTGGACGTTGTTGAGCATTACATTGCTTCCCGGACACAATGGGATGGCGAAGAACTGCGATACAGCGTTGACGATGGTGGTCTTGTCTCGTTGGAAGATGGGGTGGCCTCGTTCGCAAAAACGCGGACCGGGCTACTCAAGCAACAAGGGGCGGGAGGCTCCGGCTATAACCCTAACGCGGGAAGCGGTGCGGGCGAAAAGCCTTGGAACGACATGACCTTGACTGAGCGCGGCGAGATGTACAAGAAAGACCCGGTGCGCTATCAACAAATCAAGACTCAAGCAACCAAATAGGAGCCTAAATCATGGCTGGAACCAAACTTTCCGATATTATTGTGCCGGCGGTTTTCTCTGAGTACGTGGACAACCGCACCGCTGAACTGTCCGCACTGCGCCAGTCCGGCATCATCTCCACTGACCAAGTTATTCAGCAACGGATGAACGGCGGCGGTCACTTAGTAAACATTCCATTCTGGAACGACCTCAGCGGTAACGACGAAGTCCTATCTGATAGCGCCGCGCTGACACCTTCCAACATCAACGCCGGCGAAGATATTGCGGTCAAGCTGTTCCGTGGCCGCGCATGGGCAGCCAACGATCTAGCTGGATGGGTTGCAGGCTCCGACCCTATGGCCGCCATTGGCGACCGAGTGGCAGAATATTGGGCACGCAGAGAACAAAGCGCTTTGTTGTCAACCTTGACGGGCGTTTTTGCAACTGGTGGTGCTCTTGCTTCTAGTCACGTGTTGAGCGTACACGCCACGTCGGAACTGACCGGCGATGTAATTCTAGACGGGAAGCAGCTTTTGGGCGACGCCGGTGGCAAGCTCACAGCCATCGCTATGCACTCGGCTAAGTATACGGCGCTTCAGAAAGCAAATTTAATTGTATATGTGCGAGATAGCGAAGCTAAGTTGAATTTCCCGACTTATCTCGGCTACCGCGTCATCATAGACGACGCTTGCCCGGTCGAAACGATCGTAGGTACCCCAAATTATAACGCCTACACCTCTTACCTCTTCGGCGTTGGGGCTATCGCAGGCGCTTCTATGACAATGGAAGCCGATAAGGCTGTCGAAACCGACCGCGACTCGCTGGCCGGGGATGATATTCTTATTACGCGCCGGACGTTCATTATGCATGCGAGGGGGGTCAAGTATAACTCGGCAACCGTGAACCCAGACAACGGGGTCCTTAGCACCGCTGCATCGTGGGCCAAGGTCTACGATGACAAGAACATCCGCGTCGTCAAGCTTGTGACCAAGTAACCATGAGCGCAACCGGATTTAATCTTAGGCGGCGCATAGAGCAGCAGAGCGGAAGCCCTGCTGCTCTCGCGGGGTCCGTTAAGCCAGCGAATGCGAGTAAGCCCCAAAAAACTCGCGCTGCCGACAAAACCGCAAACAAAACGACGGGGGGCACTAATGCAGCGTGAGAATTCAACAACTCAATCCGGGGCGGTGGTTAAATTTCCACCGTCTGGCGGCTCGTACGTCCGTGATACGGAGGCAGGAGAACTTAAAAAAGTTCCTGATCCGATTGAGACCGTCCAGGTTGCTGCCCCGAAATCGGTTAAAAGAGCCGCGCAAGATACGCTAAATAAGCCCTTATAGGGCATAAAGGAGTATTCGAATGTCTCGCCTGACAAGAAACGCTGTCATTCTGGCCAAAGTCGAAACGACTTACGGCACCAACGCAAGCCCTACAGGGGCGGCGAATGCTATCCTAGTGGGTAACATCAGCGCGACGCCGTTGGCGTCGAAAAACGTAAACCGCGATATAATTCGGCCTTACCTTGGTGGCGCGGAACAACTCGTCGGCACTAAGTCGGTTGAGTTGAGTTTTGACGTGGAATTACAAAGCTCCGGGGTAGTAGCAACCGCGCCGGCGTTTGGCCCGTTGCTTCGTGCCTGCGGCTTTGCCCAAACAGTGAATAGTGCCATATCAGTAGAATATACCCCTGTATCGACGGGGTTCGAGTCGCTAACCATCAACTACCATGATGACGGCGTATTACATCAGTTGCTAGGTGCGCGGGGTGATGTTAGCTTCAAAATGGGGATTGGTGACCGCCCGGTTATGAGCTTCAAGTTTATCGGCCTTTATGGCGGTATTACGGCAGCGGTTAATCCAACCGGCACATATACGGCATTCAAAACCCCGAAGGTAGTTACGGACTCGAATAGCGGTGGCTTGCTTCTCGGCTGTACGTATTCGAGCAGCACCTTATCCGGCGGTACGGCCTACAGTTCGCGCGGCCTGGAAATAGCAATTGGCAATAAAGTTGGATTTTTGCCATTGCTTGGTAATGAAACCGTAAACCTGTCAAATCGGGACGCGTCTTGCAAACTTACCCTCGACCTGACGGCGACGGAAGAAGCGGCATTTATGGATAGCGTGATCGCTAATACCACGCAGTCGATGGGATTCTTGCATGGCTCCGCAGCTGGCTACATTACAACGATATATGCCCCATCCGTACAGCTCATCAACCCGAGCAAAGCCGATGTCGACGGTATCCGTCTTATTGGCTTCGACGGTCGCATAATGCCGAGTTCAGGTAACGATGACATTGTAATTTGCTTTAAGTAGCAAAACTAAGCCGGCTTAATGCTGGCTTATATGGCATAGTGCGTTATGTGTTGTGTTCATACGCAAGGAAACCGTGCGAAACGGAACCAGGCGGCACGGAAATATCAAAGGATTCGCCTTCGCAGTTCAAAGAATCGCCGGGAACCGCCAACCTACAACCCAAAAAGGAATTTTAATAATGTTCAAAATAACCCCAAACCCGACTTTTAAGGTTGCCGTTAATATTGACGGGTCAAGCGAGCCGCTTAAGCTGGTATTTTCACGCTCAAGCCAAACTAAGCGCACGAGTTGGCTAGAGACACTAATGAGCGCCATAAAAGCTATTAGCGAAGCCGAGAAGGCCGACGCAGATACACGCGAAGATGTAGACCAGACCAAGGGGATTATCGAAGCGCAGGCCGATTTCCTTGTGAATATAATCAACGGGTGGGAGAACTGTGAATTAGAATTTAGCCGATCAGCAGTGGTCAGTCTATTAGATAACTATGACAAAGCCTTCGACGCGATTCTAAAGGCATACCGAGAGGGCGGGGACATGGCAGCCGCAAAAAACTAGAAGCCGTGGCCCGACTGCTTTACAGCGGAAGGGACACGGTGACAGTAGATGCGGAGGCATTCGGTATCCGCCTGATAGGTTGGGAAGAGCGTGAAATCGAAAAATGCATATGGCAGGAGAACAAAGAAACCGCTGAATTGTTCTATCAACTCGCGACGCAATGGCGCATTGATGGTATGAGTGGGCAACGGCTCGGCCTGCGCTACGATGTAATCCCGGCGGTAATGGATTTAATGGGCACGACACAGGACCGGAAAACGCTGTTCCTTGGTCTCCGGATTATGGAAGCGGCGGTTATCAATTTAAGATGACGCGATGACAAATGACCTAAAAATCCGGCTAACCTTACAAGGTACAGAAGAGGCTAAAGCCGGCATTAACGCCGTAAAGAAGGAACTAGACGGCGTAAGCAACAGCGTAAGCCAGACAGGTAGCGCCGCCAAAAAGATGGCGAGCGATGTAGACTCTAGCTTCAAAATCACTAAGAATATTCCGCGTGAAACGACAGCCGCTATTGACGGGACGGCGCAGGCAGTTAAAAAGTTAGCGGATGAATATAATAATACTGGTGGAAAAAATGTTCAGCTACTGCAAGGCATAAAGGCACTAGGTGTCGAAGCAACCGGATTGGCGGTTGGGCCATGGGCGTTGCTTGCGGCATCAACGGGCACGCTCGTTGCTGCTTTTATAGATGGTCAGCGCGAAGTAGAAGGCTTTAGTCGAGCCATTGCTTTATCTGGCAATTACGCCGGGATGACCGTCGGCAGTATCCACGCCATGGCGGACGAGGTGGCCGCGTCTACAAATATCACCATTGGCGGGGCGAAGGATATTGCATCAGCGATGGTGTCAACAGGGCGTATTGGCCGGGACGCAATTCGGCCCGTCACCATGGCTATTGCTGAATATGCACAGGTCGCCGGCATAAGCGCAGCGGATGCAGAAAAGGCAATGGGGAAGATGTTCATTGATCCATTGAGAGGTGCAAGGGAACTAAATGACACGTTCCATTTCTTGACCACTTCTAATATGGATTATATCCAGGCGTTAGTGCAGTCCGGTAACGAGAGCCTGGCATCCGCATTCTTGGCCGATAAATTAACAGATCGGTTAAAATCCCAAGAAGTACAAGTTAGCTGGCTAACTGAAAAATACAATAAACTGAAAGCCGCAATGTCCCAAGAGTGGGATAAATTGATAGACCCCTCACTTGAAACTAAACTTGCATCCGTCGAAGCAAAAATAAACAAGTTAAAAGGCGGTGATAATAATAAATTATTCGGTTGGAATGGGGCAGTTCATCAGCAGGCGGTTAACGAGCTACTAAAAGAGCGGGATATTCTGGTGGCTAAGATCGCGGCAGCCGCTAGGAAGGCCGATGCCGATGCTATCGCGTCCGCAAAAATAGAAGAATCGAATAGCCTGCGCGTCCTAGTTAACGGAGCGCTTAAGCTCACGCAAGTCGAAGCCTACAAAAAAAATATAGATCGCTTAAATGCGGCGATTAAAGCCGGTGGGCTAGACGCCGCGACACTAGATAAATACCGGGCAGCAATTACCGTCTGGCAAAAACAAATAGATAGATTAAGTAAGTTGGGCCATGCCGTTAGGGGGGTGACCCATGCCGTGAAAGAGCATGATGGAGCGCTACAATCCCTGCTTAAGCGAACTGAGGATTTTGCGCTATCCCAAAAAGAGCAAATTGCGACAGGTCAGAAGGTAACCGAGGCGGATAAGCAAATCCGCGATTTGCTTGAGATGTTAACCCAAAGCAAAACCAAATTAAGCGCCGAAACAAAGAAAACAATCCAGGACAGGGCTATTGAGATCGCGCTGAATCAACAACTGGCCCAGGCCATTAAGGATTCGACCGCTGCCAGCAAGGCAGAATATGACGTATTAGCTAAGCAATTTGACGAAGATGCGAAACACTTAGATCAGCTTCGTGAGGGGACGGCAAAAGAGAAAGATGCCGCCGATCAGCAAGACGCCAAAATTAAGCTGATTCAGCAAGGGATTACGGCTTCGGGTGGCGTACACATCGCCATGCTGCAAGAGCAGCTTGACCTCGAAAATGCGGGGCGGAAACGAAAGGAGTACATTACCGAGATTGAGCAGCAAATCTCAGCGGCAAAGAGACTCGCCGTAGGTCAGGAGTGGGAAAAGCAATATAAGGAGCAGGTCGATAGTGCAGCCTCGATGTGGAAGTCTATAGACAGCACCGCACAACGGACATTTACCAATATATTTCAGGGTGGCCAGAGCGCTTTTACCAAGCTGCGCGACACGCTCAAATCGACACTGCTCGATCTGCTGTATCAGATGTCAATCAAGAAGTGGATTATTAACTTAGGTGCGTCTGTTAGTGGCACCGGAGTCGCGTCGGCGGCATTCGGTCAGGGCGGTGTCATGGGCGCTGCGGACGGCGCAAGCACGGCTATGGGCGGCATCAATGCGGTCATGAATACCGGGTCCATGATGTCAAATATCGGTTCGTGGACGGCAAACGCGGCGCTTGGTTCTGGGTTGCTAAATGTAGGCGCGGGGGCCGGAGTAAGCACAGCCACAGCGCTCGGGGCGGGTGGGGCGAGCATGTTCGGGGGGGCGGCGGCGGCGTCTACTCTTGGGACGATAGCATCCTACGCTTTGCCAATAATCGGCGTCGTTGCGGCGCTTTCGACTCTATTCGGCAGTCATGGCGGGCCGAAGTCTGGCGGCGGATATATTGCCGATTACACGCCTACAGGCAGCAGTTTGGCCGACTACGAAAAAACAGCATACGGCACGACTATCAGTAATACCGGACAGGGCTGGATTACTGACACAAAAGACAACTCGTCTATGAAGGCGATAACGGACTCGCTTTATGCCTCATATAGCCAACTAGCAACAACTATCGGGCAAAAGGTCGGAACAGTTCAGTTCGGGATTGGAGCCAATACAGACCCGGAAGGAACTGCCGGGAATATGTATTACGGAAAGGCGGTCGTAGACGGTAAAACGGTGTATGACGTAGCCACGGACGACAGTGGCAGCAGGGGAGACTCGGCGGCTCAGGAATGGTTAAAAAAATCTAGCGCGGACATGCTTAAATCCGCCATTGTCCCGGCATTCAGAGAGGTATCGGATAGCCTCGGCACAATTGCGCAGAGCATAACCGGCGATATTGCTGCAATCACCTCGCAACTACAAGGCCTCGCAGATGTAGCAAACTACATAAAATCCAATCCGCTTGAATCAGCGATAGAACAAATCAATATAGCAGGCAGAAGCGCTTATCAGATATGGCGAGCAGCCGGCGACACGCTCAAGACAGCAATATCAGGATTTAACGGGTCGGCAAACAGTATCGCGGCAATCGGAGACGCGACGAAAGCGAGGTATCAGCAAGAGCTATCACTAATCGGGCAAATACAAGGTGCGATGATTAGCGCGTCCGCGATGTTCGGGAGCAGCATAACGAGCATCAAAATGTCAACAATGGACGACCCGACAAAATACGACTTCTTGAGGAGCCAAGCAGACCAGAAATATAATGAACTGCAAAGCGCCATAGACCCCGCCGCAATAAATAACTTAGCAACACAAATAAATGAAATAACAAACCAAGCATATGGCTTATTAAGTAGTGACCAACAGAAGGCAACGAGCCAATCATTTATTGATTACCTCAGCAAAGTGAACGACACAACCCAGGCACAGCTAAAATCTAGTCAAGACCAAGTTGTATCAGAGCACCAGCAATTTACTGCGGACATGAAGGGCGTTATGGACACGGCAGCAAAATCAATCGTGGACGCCGGGAGCGCCATGATGACGGCGGCGAATACCCCGATCAAGGTAACCAGCGACATTACTGTGCACGTTATTGGCGGGCAAGGCGCGGCGAATGAAGTCGGGCTGAATAACTTTTCATGAAGATACTCACCACAACGACCAAAACAGCGACTCAGGCCGCAATCACAACGCCGGCTTATTTTGTGCAAATAGACTGGCCGGTTATTATCAGGTTATCCAGCCGGGGTAACCAAGTCTGGAACGGCCACACGTGGACGGGGGGGAGACTAGGGGCGACACATGTTTCCGCTAATGGTGGGAGCGTTGAACTCATAAATACTGATCTAGCTTATTCGGCTATGGTGTTGAATGATGGTGCGGCAGATATTGCGTGCAAGATTTTTGCATTCTACCTGGATAACCCGGGCATTAATGACGTGTCAATTGTTTTCGACGGGGCGATTGACGGTGCTCCGAGCATAAATAAAGATAAAGTGACTATAACGCTCGTTGAAACAAACAGAAAAACGCTTTACTCACCTCGCCGCTTCATTGGCCAAAGCTCAGGATTTAATCACTTATCGCCAAACGGTAAGCGAATAAATTGGGGCGGGCAGACGTACATCCTTGAGGGACGATAAATGCCAGCCCCATATCCTAGCTTGCCATTCAGTTATGACAGTGAGATTAGACCCATTTCAAAGGTTATTATTGACCGGGCGGAAGATGGCACAGGACGCGGTCGTATGTTTCACACGACTGATAAATATCAGTTGACAATAAAACACTCAAGGCTTACCCAGAGCGAAAAAATAACACTCGATTTATTTTATGGCGAAAATCGTGGGCTGGCTGTTAGCTTAACGGACTGGATGGGGGTAGTTAGGACGATTATTATTAGTGCCCCGCCATCTTATCGCGTTTCCCCGGGTAATTATTACGACGCAGTTCTCATTGCCGAGGATGTCTAATGCCTACTGCATCATTGCCAACGTATGGAAGTGGCGGATATGCGCCGGCTTCTGCGCCGTACGTCGCCCCTAATTACTATCATCTACCAAATCAGATATGGGCCGATAAAACACCTATTGTAAATAATGGGGTCTCTTCGAGAGCCGACTTGAGCGCAGTTGCGACACCGGCGGCAGAAACTCAAGCGCAAATCGCGGCTATCAATTCGCCAATCCGTATCATATACGGCAGTGACCGCATTGGGGCGATGATTGCGGATGTTCGGGTAAATAATGGGAAATTGTGCGTCATCGCGGTATGGGGGCAAGGGCCAATCGAATCGGTAGAAACGATTTGGATGAACGACTCGGCAATCCCTAACGGCGTAACCGTCACTAATTACACCGGGGCACCTGGGCAGGGTGTAGATGCGACGATGGCGGCAGCATACGCAGCGGAGGGCATCAGCTACGTGGACACGTTCCCTGGTGTCGCCTATTCGGTGTTTAGCGTACCAGCTACCGCATCGAGTGGTTTCCCAAGCTTCACCGCTCAAATAAAGGGGCTAAAGGTCTACGACCCGAGAACAGGACTAACAGCCTGGAGTGATAACCCCTCTTTATGCCTGGCCGATTTTATCGCGTCTGATGTATACGGGTACGGTAGGCCGGTAGACGGGGCAACAGTAATCCAGGCGGCCAATGATAACGACATTGAACTGGCAGGACCGGAAAAGCGGAGGCTGGTCGGCTTGACGATTGAATCGACCAATCAAACGAGGCAGTGGATAGAAGCCTTGAGAGCTTACGCCGGTTGTTGGGTGGTTCAAGGTGATAATGGTTATAAATTAATTCCAGATAGGCCTGGTGCGTCGGTGATGACGTTTACCGACGCTAATATCGTAGCCGATAGTATGCAGCTCAGTAAACTCGGTGTCGGGCAGTTGCCCACTGCAATTAACATACAATGGACAGACCCGAGCGTCGTCCCTTGGTCAACTCGTTCTGCATATGTCCAACTTCCAGGCGTGGCTCTTGGAATAATCCCGGTGAGGGAGAGCCAAATACCACTCCCCGGAATAAAACGCTACAGCCAGGCTATGCGCGAAGCAACGGAGAGGCTAAACCACTTCTCGCTTGAAGATTTGACTATCAATTTTGTCGCGTTTGATGAATCACTCGCGCTCGAATGCGGCGATATTATCACTATCACCCATTCAGTTGGCTTGAACGAAAAGTTATTTAGAGTCATTGCCGACCCGGTAATGATCGACCCGGGCCGCTGGCAAATAACTGCCAGAGAATACGACCCTGCGGCGTATTCGGACCTAGTGGCAACGACCCCGACTTATACCGATACAACAC